TTAGAACCTGCTAATCTTAAAACCCCTGATTGACTTCCTAAGTCTAAAAAATCATCTAGACCATCAAAATCAACTTGCTTAGTATTAAATACTGTAGGGTTACCTGACTGATAGTCGTTTCTATTTAAAAGTAGATTAGTAGGCATACCTTGATTGTATAGTGATGCTACTTCTAAATCTGTAAGTGTTCTATCCCAATTACCTACTTCTGTTATTTGTCCATTAAATTCTTGGACTAGTTGATTTGTAGCACCTATTATGTAATTAGTCCAATCTGCTAAAGTATGAGTTCCTACATTTAAATCTGTGCTTAATACACCATCTACATATATATCAAAATAACTAGCAGTATCATTCCAAGCTATTACTATATGATACCACCTACCTGCATCAAATTCTTTTGTAGTTGCAGTTCTACTTGCGCTATCAGGAAGAACTGTCAAAGTTTCTCCTGTCAAAGAACCTGTAGCAGAACCTATGATAATACCAAAAAATGTTGTGCTAAACCCAAAGATTTTCTCTCCACTTGAAGCAGCAGTAATATTATTATCAGGATTAAACCAAAAAGACATAGATTTTACACTTCCGACATCTCCAACTTGTAAGTAATCATCAGTACCATCAAACTCCATACTATTAGTAGAAGTGATTAATGGATTAGCTGACTGATAAGCACCTGCATTAAGCATAAGGTTTGTAGCATCGTGCTTTAGTTCTTGTACTACTACGTTGTCTATATCAAAAGTACCATTAGTAGAATTAGGTGTTATTCTTAAATATGTTTCTAATGCTTCTGCTACAAAAGAATAACTTCCATTTGCATTAGCACTTGTATTTTGAAAAGGGTATCTTAATTTAACACTTTCTCCTACACCTAAATTAGAAACATCAAAACTAACTTTATAAGTTCTTCCTACTACTGCTATATTGTTTTGTTGTATAAAATCTGAATTTGTATCAGCATTTACAAAACTAGCTTTACTATCATCTATTGTTATATCATCACCCCCTATACTCCACCCCTGTCCTACTTCTTTGACTGATAAATTATCAATGCTACCTGCAAAAGCACTTCCTTTAAATAATTCAAATTTGTTTTGGTCAAAAGTACCATATACTGTATGTTCTCCGTTTGTGTTTACAAGTGAAGAATTAGTGCTTCCAAAATCTACATATACAGAACCACTACCTCCATAATTAGATAAAGTAAAAGTAACTTTAGCAGATTTACCATTTAAACCACTTATTAATTGTTCTAATCTTGATGATGTTCCTGCTACTGCAACTGCCTTACCATCTCCCATACCCCAACCATCTCCAAAAATAAAATCTTGCCCAACCTCTTTTACTGATACGTTGTCTATTGAACCTATAAAATTATTTCTTGCAGATATAAAAAAAGTTGAATTTCCTGACGAAATATTTACATAATGTTTAAAAGCACCATTACTATTAACAACTATTTGTAAATCAGAACCACCTAAAGAAACATAAACATAACCTTGAGTAACATTAGATGCATTACCTTCAACTAAAAAACTTTTACCACTAAATGAAGAAATTGTTTGACTTAAATTTGATGTCGCACTTGTACCATCACTTGTGGCGCTTCCACCACTTATAGTCCAATTAGAACCTTTTGACCAATCACTATCTGTTGCAAAATTTCCATTAGTAACTTCTTCTGCACCAACCTCACTAAAATCTCCATTAGTTACTTCTTCATTACCTATCTGAGCAAAGTTACCATTAGCTACTCTGTTTGGAGAGTAGTATGTATTGTACATACGAGTAATCTCTGCTTGAGTTAGTTCTCTATCAAATACTGCAAACTCATCTATGTTACCTTCAAAGTAATTACCATTTGCTGCTTTATCTCCACCAATAGTTAATGATTCTGTGTAAGCAGTAGCACCTACTGAATTTGAAGTCGTGCTAGGTGTTTGTAATACTGAATCAACATATAACTTTGAATTAGTCATATTAGTAACATCAACATAAACTACCCAATGATGCCACTCTCCATCATCTTGAGCAGGAGTATCATTCCAATACCTAAAAAAAGAACCAGCAAAATATAATAATGGTCTGTTTGAATTATAATTAAAATGAAATGCACCTATTTGACTACTTCCATGTCCAAATACACCTAAATTACCACCTGTCGTACTTGACTTACACCAAAAAGAATATGTAGTGTTTTGTGCTACAGTATCTGCACCATCAGTAATAATACAATCATCTACTCCATCAAAGACAATAGAACGTTTATTTACAAACCTATAGATAGGTTCTGTCGGTAAACTTAGCTTATTTGCTAATGCTAACATATATTAGTTTTTATATCCGATAGCTAAACCTGAAGTCAGAGTAATAGCAGTCGTGTTCATAAACAATGTAGTTCCAGCAGGTATTGTCGTAACCAAGTTACTTGCACCTGTAGAATTAGCTACAGTAATAGCAGATATTACACTTTCTAAAACAAAGTATATTGCATAATAATCTTTACCTGTCTGTGCAGTAGTTGTAAAAACTTCTACCCCACCTAATTGACCTAATTGCTCATTTAATAATGCTTGTGTATTTTTTATTCCCATTTTTTTATTTTATTTAACTAACGTATATATAATTATCTGATGCAGGTTCATTGTACTCTGTATATTGTACTTCTTCTCCTCCACTTGGTTCTTTAACGTATAATTTACCTAACTCTACGCTTCCTTGTACTACTCCTTTAGTATCTGCTACAGGACTTAGTACATCTGTTTCATTTATTGGTGCAGTACCTAATCCCAATACAACGCTTGAACTAATCCAACTAACTTCAAAAATCTCATAAGTCCAGTATCCATTAGGTTTAAAATTAATTGCACCTGTGTATACATTTTGTGATAAGCTATGTGGCATAAAAAATACTGTAAACCTATCATTTAATATTGTAAATTGCCCATAGGCATAAACTACACTTCCTGATAAATCGTTTGTAAACTTACATAAATACCTTAATTGACTTGTCGGTACTGTTGTATTGATACGTTTCTCTAGTGTAGTAGTGTAAAACGTTGAAGTTTGTCCGTAAGTTGAATGTATCATGTTGTGTTTACTTATTATATAATAGAAAAAAGGTAAATTTATTTGATAAAAAAAAAGACTACCGAAGTAGTCCCTTTAATAAATATAATAAATAATATATTATGAAGTTATAATTGAATTAAATGTAAATGCTGAATTATCTAATGGATTAGTAGTATAATCTGCTACTGTTACCATAGGATTTTTTTCCATTCCATCTAAAGTCCAGTCATAACCATTCATATCTCCAAAACTTACACCTGAAGAATTAGTACCTGCATTTAATTCTAAACCATTTTCTAAACCTAAACATAATAACACATTATGAGAGTTAGTAGATAATACTTCGTTTAATTCAACAAATACTACTAATCTTTGTGCAGTTAAAAGTTTAATTTGGTTTTGGTCTTCTTTTGTTAGCTTATGTAGTTTAATATTAACTGTAGGAGTATAGAAAACAGTACCATTTTCAGAAGAACCAGTAATAGTTTCTGTAACAGAACCTGTACCCCTTTTAAGAGTATACTTATAGATGTCATCTGAACCACCTAAATCAAAATCTGTTAATTCTCCTGATGCAGTTACAAAAGTAGCAACCTCATCATATTGTGCAAAGTATACTGCTTTGATTCCACCTACTGTATCTCTACAAGTAATATTTCTTCCTTTTGTTAAATTACAAGACATTTTTTATTGTTTTAAAAGTTAAAGAAAGGGAGATTTTACTCTCCCTTATTTGTTTAGTTGTTACGATTGACTTACTACATCAGCACCAATTCCTACTTGAACACCTCCTGAGAACTTAGCAACTACTCTCATGTTGTCAGAACCATCAAGCTGTGTCATATCTAACATCTTAATGTTTGTATCATCAGATAGTAAATCAGTACCATAGAATAAGTTAGAAGTTTCAGCAGCAACCATTTTGTTGTCTGGCATACCTGGACATGGTTGAATTGTAATTCCCTCAAATACTGGAACGTAATCTCCGTTCATATTGTAAGCATTAACATATCCTAATGTAGAGATAGCAGAAATATAGAATCTGTAAGTTTTCATGTTCATATAAATTCTTAAATCATCTCTACCATATACGTTAGCAGGAATGTCTGCAACTAATGTTTGTAGGTTTGCTATAATGTTAGCAGCCGTATAAGCAGCAGATGCACTTGATGCTACTACATTACCATTTACTGCAAAAGCACCTGTAGTACCTGTTAAAAAGCCCTCAAATTGTCCTGCCGTTGCAGCAGCACCTGACCAAATAGAACTCTCTACTGAATCAGCAATTAATTCTCCAAAGTATGCTAATACATACTGATCAAAAGTTGGTGCGGTTCTGTTAAAAGCACCTGCTTTCATTTCTTCTGCTTCCCAACCTGATAATAAAGTTTTCTTACAAAGGTCTACATTAATTTGTAGATTCTTTGGAGTTAGAACTGCTTCTGTTAAAGCTAGAGTTCCTGCATCAGTAAAATCACAAGTTGCATCTGCTACTAATGATGAACCTGTCATTTTTCTAATGTTTTCTTTATATTTAATATTTTCTAAGACAGTTAAACCTTCTAAAGATTTAGCTTCTTTTAATGCAGCCGAGATGTATTGTCCAAAAACACCCCCACTATAATTTGATGTAACGTTAAATGCCATTTTTTTTTATTTATTTAGTTATGTTATATAATATTCTTTCTCTTTTAGTCATTTTAGATATATCTCTTTGTGAGATTTCTTTACCTAAAGAACTAAATTTGTTTGTATCTACAGGTTTAGCAGCAGGTTCGTTTGATAACTCTACTACTTGTGCAGATAGTTTTTCTTTTTCTGAAGATAAATCTTCATTTGTTGATTTAAGTTCTGCTAATTCAGCTTTTAAAGTTTCTATGTCTGTATTCACATTACTTATTAAATCAACTACAACAGACTTAACTTCATCCATAAAAGCTACTGAATCAAATTCAACTTCTTCCATATCTTCTTTAGATGCTTCTTCTTCTACTGGAGTTTCTTCAGCTTCTTCTTCTTCAGCTTCTTCTTCCATAATTTCAGCAACTACACCCTCAACCTCTACAGAAAATTTTTGACCATCTTCAGTTTTGTATTCTCCAATAGGTAAAAGCATTGTAGTTCCATCTTCTGTAAGAACAGAAATATCTACTCCTGATTCTAATGCTTCAGCAGTTGATACTATAATAGTACCATCTTCAAGTTTCGCTTGATACTCTAAATTCACTTCTTCTTGCTTATCAAGACCAAGTGCTACTAATATTTGTTGTTTTAAATCCATTGTGATGTCTTTTTTTTATATAATAGAATAAATTATTATTTGTTTGATTTTTATAATAAACCTTTAAACTTTGCTAGGTCTTTAAGCATTTGTTCTCCTGCACCTTCAGATATTTCATATATAACTTGTGCTGCATCATTATATCCTTTAGGGTCTTTTATGCCTAATTCTGAAATTTGTTTATCTATTACATTTACAAACTTATAACCTTTTTTAGCAGCTTTAACTAAACTTGCCATTTCTTTAAAATTTTCATTAACAAGTTTTGTAATAGCCATATTATTTTTTACTGCTTTTTCAAATTTAGAACCAAGTGTTTTACTATCTTTTATTAAATCATCAACTAAACCCAACTCAATCTTTTCAGCTTTTAGTTCTGTCTTTTCTTTTATTAGTTCGCTTAATGCTTCTAATACATCTTCGTTTGAAAATTGTTGTTTACCCATTTTTTCCATTTTATTAATAAAGTAGCCCTCTATACTCAGCCCTCGTAATTCCCCACCTGTTATTTTACTCCACATCTCATCATTGTCAATTCTTAACTTTACCATCCAAGTCCCTACAGGAAGTGAAAATCCGTACAATGTACTCTTATCTTTTTTTGTATCTTCTATAATCCAACTTTCTACAGTCAATACACCTGATACTTTATCTTCGTGTTGATATGTAGCTTTATGATGATTGTTGTGTTCTAAATAAAGTTCACTAGACCTTCTTACTGTTTCTTTTGAGAAATATACATAGTAATCTGAATCAGTATTAGGGTCGTATCTAAATATATTTTTGTTTGGTATTAAAGCAGGACTAACTAACATTCTTTTCTCCTCATCTATCTTAGCTAATGTTAAGTTGTTCTTTTCTTTTCCAAAAAATACAAAGTCTTGCTCTATAGCAGGAGAAGTTACTAAACTAATAGCATCTATAGTCATTTCTTGACTTTCATCTGATATAACTAACTCTACAATCTTAGTTGGTTTTTTTTTCATATTTATTTTACCCAAAAGATTTAACTTTACTTTCATACTTAGTAATTTCTTTATCTAAATTGTTTAATTCTGTTTGTAACCTTTTTACATCAGCAGGTACATCTATTCCTAATGCTTTTATATCAGATTCTAATTCATTTAACATACCTTCAGCTTCAGTATATGAATCAGTCATATCAAATCTAACTGTATCTCTAGCTTTTGTAATTAAAACTGTAGCATCATCTAAAAATTCCTCAACAAAATCTCCTAAAAATCCTTGATTAATAACTTCTTCTATATCATCAACTTTAGATAATTTTATTTTAATAGTTTTTTCTAGTTTTACTCTTTTAACATCATTTGTGTATTCTGCGTAAGTTTTACCTAATGGATTTATATTATTCATTTTTTTATTCTTTATATATAATAGATTATTTATTAATTTATTTGATTTTTTATATTGTTGCTCTCCTACGGATATTAGCTAACTTGTTTTGATTGTTTGTCATGTCATCAGTAACAACATACGCTTGAACTGGCTGCTGCTCTTGTACTCCTCCTAATGTAAACGCACCACTTAACATCTCAGGTGCAGGTGTACTTTCTATACTAGGAGTTGAACCACCACCACCACCTCCTCCTACATCTGTACTTAATATTTTTCTTACATTAGATAATCCTGCTGCTATGATTGCTGCACCTGTAACGAATCCTGCTACACCTCCTTGTGCAAATGCCTTATTAGCACCTGCAAATGTATCTATAGTTGCTTGTGCTATTGCTAATGCTTTATTATCTCCTGCTAAACTACTTAATGCACCTGCTAGGTCGCTATACGCTTGTATTTGCATATCTGCATTTTCCATAGCTAAAGCAGCTTGTTCTTTTTGTAGAGATACTTGATTTACTATTTGCTCAGATTGAAAACCAGTAATTTGTGCTTGTACTGCTTTCTTTTCATTTAGTTTTTGTTCTAAAGCTATTTGATTTTCTAAATTAGCATTTTTCTTAAAGTCTTTTTGTGCTGCTTCTATTTGTATATCTACTAACTTTAACATTTGTTCTTCTTGTTCTTTAAGAACTCTACCTAATTCTTCATTGGCTGCTATTCTTTCTTCAAATGTTTTAGTTTCATCATCTCTAACTTGTCTAAGTTTTTCTGCTTGTCTGTCATATTGTTCTATTAATCCTTGTACTTGTACTTCAGCTAATTCACTTTGTTTCCTAAGTTCTACAACAGAAGATGCAGTACTTAAAGTATTTTTACCATATTCTAATATTTTTTTACTCGCATTAGTTACTGTTTCTGTAATTTTATCTAAACTACCATCAACACCTGTTAAAATATCTATACTTTCTGTACCTGCATCTTTTACGGCTTGAAACGCTTGATCAAATTCTCCTGCAAATAAATGTTTTAAAGATTTTCCTAATAATCCAAAAGTTTCCATTAAACTATTAAATCTTTCTATAAGATTAGTTTTTATAGCATTTCCAAAATCTTCTATTGCTTTTTGTGGATTTTCAAATATGTCTTTAAAATATCCCGTTATCGCACCAATATTATTTTCTATAAATTTAAAGAAATCATTAAAAGCAATAGACAAAGTTTCCATAGCTATACTAAAAGCATCAACTACTTTTTGGTTCTTACCAAATACTTCCATTAGTTTAGCAAATAAAGCTATAAAAAGACCTATACCTGCTGCTTTCATGGCAGTACCTACACCTCTTACTGTTTTACCTACACCTTTAAAACCTGTTTGTGCATCATCTGTTGCATCTGCTAATCTTTCCGTTTGATCTGCAACTTCTCCTACATTTGATTTTATTTCTGCTTCTATTACTGTATCTGCCATTTTATATTGTTATTTGTAGTTTATTTCTCCATAATTTTACACTTGCAGTCCATTGTATTCTAGTTCCTGCTATACCTGTAACATGAACACCAAAAGAA